AGGCGAATCATTTTTTGAAACAACTAGACCTAGCCTTAGAGCTATACTAGAAAAACGAAGCGAGGTTATGAATGAACAAAGAGAAACTAATTGAAGAGCTTAAACGTGACGAAGGTGTAGAGCTAAGACCTTATAAGTGCAGTGCAGGTTTTCTTACACTAGGTGTAGGTAGAAATATTGAAGAGCGTGGTATAACTATGGATGAATCAGACTATCTTCTTGCCAACGATATAAAAATTTGTGAAGAAGAAGCTACTAAAGTTTTTAAATGGTTTCCTAGTTTAACAGATGACAGACAACGCGCTATCATTAATATGGTATTTAATTTAGGCTTGACAAAACTTCTACACTTTAAAAAATTTCTAGCTGCTATGGAAGCAGAAGATTGGGAAGAAGCTGGAAAGCAAATGCTTGACAGTAAGTGGGCTAGACAAGTAGGTAACAGATCAGACAGACTGGAGCAGATGATTGTTAACGGATGATATATTAATAATGTATCTTGAAGATGATCTCGACAGAGCTTATCGAATAGATTGTAAGATGAGAACTAAACAAGACTTAGCATGGATTAAACGTAACAAGTTTCGTAAAGTCTATGAAGAAATGTTAGAAGCACACTTAGTAGGTATGCCAGAGATGCCTTTAGAAATAGCTATGCAGTCTGTAGAAAACATACTAGGAAGCGACATAAGATTTACACCCGATGAACTAAAAGAGAGAGAAAATAAACATGAATTTTAATTTACTTAAAAGCGTTAAAGGAATAATTGGTGCAGTAGCTCCAACTATAGGTACTGCTTTAGGTGGTCCAATGGGATCAATGGCATCTAAAATGGTAGCTGACGCATTAGGATGTGAGCCTACACCTAAGAAAATAGAACAAGCTGTACAAGCTGCAACACCAGAGCAACTAGCAGAACTTAAAAAGATTGATGCAGAGTTTGATATTAAGATGAAAGAACTTGATGTTGATTTGTTTGCTCTTGAAACAGCAGACATACAAGATGCAAGAGGAAAGTTTTCTAAAGATTGGACATCTCGCATAATGGGAATAACTGTTGTTGGTGGTTTTATGGGATACATATTCTTAGTAACACTTCAACCTCCAGAGCAGAACTCAGAAGCGTTGATTAACCTTGTACTAGGTTATCTTGGTGGCTTGGCAAGTGCAGTAATTAGTTTTTACTTTGGCGCAAGTAATACAAAGGATAAAGAATGAGGAAAGGTGGCTTTAGAAATCAAGCAAGAAGACAGCAAGTTAAAAATAAAGAAAAATTTAATTTTAGAAAACAACAAATAAAACTAAGAGAACAACTGGATTATTATGGCAGTCAAAAAGAAAAAGAAATCAACAGTAAATAAAGCAGGTAACTACACTAAACCTACTATGCGTAAAAATCTTTTTAACAGGATTAAAGCAGGTAGTAAAGGTGGAAAAGCAGGTCAATGGAGTGCTAGAAAAGCACAGATGTTGGCTAAACAATATAAAGCAAAAGGCGGAGGATATAGATAATGCCAATGGGAAAAGGAACGTACGGTTCTAAAACAGGAAGACCTAAAAAGAAAATGATGGGTGGCGGTAGAGCTATGTATAAAAAAGGCGGAGGTGTTAAACATTTTAAAAGAGATGGTACTGAACATAAAGGTGCTTTTCACAAAATGTCAAACGGTACTTTACATACAGGAAAAACACATACCAAAACAAGTGTTAGACTTTATCATCGTAAAGATCTTTCTAAAGCAGTTCAAACAAAACTTAAAAATAAAAAATAACTATGGCACTTAAAAAGTCTCAAAAGTCTTTAAAGAAATGGACAAAGCAAAAATGGCGTACCGCCAGTGGTAAGAAATCTTCTGAAACTGGCGAAGTCTATGCTCCATCTGCAAAAATTAAAAAACTTAAATCAACTGCAGCAGGTAGAAAAAAACTTGCAGCAGCTAATAAAAAGAAACGTGAAGCTACTAAAAAAGGTAAGCAGCATGCTCGGCACGGTCTTCATAAAAAGAAAACAACAAAGAGGAAAAAGAAGTAATGGCTAAGAAAAAAGATTCAAGACTTGCTAGAGCAGGTGTGTCAGGATTTAACAAACCAAAACGCACACCTAGTCATCCTAAAAAATCTCATATTGTTGTAGCTAAAGAAGGCGATAAAATTAAAACAATACGCTTTGGACAGAAAGGAGCTAAGACTGCAGGTAAACCTAAAGCAGGTGAGTCTAGACGTATGAAGATGAAACGTAAATCTTTTAAAGCTAGACATGGTAAGAATATTAAGAAAGGTAAGATGTCAGCCGCTTATTGGGCTAACAAAGTTAAGTGGTAAAGTAAATGGAAGACATTATAAATCTGATTAATCAGGTAGGCTTTCCAGTTGCGTCTGCGTTAGGTTTAGGTTTCTTTATATGGAAACTTATTAACCGTATCATTGATGGTATGGAAGCTAAGATAGATGTAGTTGACGAAAAAGTAGATGCTAGTCTTAACGCAATGGAAGAAAGATTAAGTACTAAACTTGATAGTCAGTACGGTATAATTGTAGCTTTGATTGATCGTGTAAGAGCATTAGACAATCAAACTATACGACAAGATGTACTTCTTAAAACTCTGTTAGGTATTCCTAACTTAATTGAAATAGATAAGGTGGCAAAAGCAGACCGTGAAGATCAGAGAAAAGATTAAAACAATGTCAACAGACAAAATTCTGTTAGCCTACTCTGTAGTTTCTTTAGTAGTGTTATCATTTATTTTTTTTAGTAAATCTGTACAAGGAGATGAAATACTGTACGGTTTTAAAAGTCCTAGTTTCTCTGGAGTAAATACATCTAGTCATTATCTTACTATTGAAAATCAAGAAGCTACAAGAAAACAAGCTGTCAAAGAAGAGATTCAAGCAGCTTTAGAAGATATAGAACGTGAAGAAAATAACTCAACTTTAAGCCGCTTCATGCGTAACTTTGAATCCAGAGTATACGCACAGTTAAGTAGGCAAATGGTAGAACAGCTTTTTGGAGAGAACCCAAGTACAGAAGGCAAATTAACTTTAGAGGGAAATACGATTGAATACGTTGTTGAAACAGATACGATCACGCTTACAATTACAGACGAGTCAGGCGGCACGACTAATATTACTGTGCCTATTGGTGACTTTACTTTCTAGCTGTGCTTCTAAAAATGTATTAGAAGGTGGTGGTGTACCTCATATTGTAATAAAAAGTTCTTCTATACTAGACTTACAATCAAAAGAACTTAAAGATCTTTCTTCTGCAAAACGAAAGCCTGTCATAGCAATCTATCCTAATAGCTTTAAAGATCATACAGGACAACGTAAAAGCAACGGACAGTTTGCTTTGTTTAGTTCAGCTATAACACAAGCACCTGAAGCTTTTCTTATTAGAGCTTTAAAACACGCAGCAAACGGTGAGTTTTTTAAAGTAGTAGAACGTGTAGGACTTGACAGTTTAACAAAGGAAAGGCAGTTAATACGCTCTACAAGGGATTCTTTTGAAGAGGACAGTGCTGTAAAACCATTGTTACTAGCAGGATTACTCATACAGGGCGGTGTACTGAGCTATAATTCTAACATAAAGTCAGGAGGCTTTGGCGCTAGAGCTTTAGGACTAGGTTCAAGTAAAGAGTATAGAGAAGATTTAATTACTATTTCGTTACGGCTTGTTTCTGTATCAACAGGAGAAGTATTAACAGAAGTATTAATATCAAAGACAGTTACTTCGGCTGGTGTTTCACAAGATTTATTTAGATTTATATCTGATGGAACAAGGTTAATAGAAGTAGAAGGTGGAGTAGCAGCAAATGAAAGTACTGCTATAGCTTTACAAAAAGCAATAGAAGAAGGTGTTTTAGAAATAATTAAAATAGGAATTAATAGAGGGTACTGGAGTTATGAATCAAGCAATTAGAATATTCTTAGATAGTTTTGTAGGAACTTTTAAGAGGAGAAAACAAATGGACAAAGTAGTCACTGTGTTAGATAATGTTTTTATTAGTATAGCTGTAATAATAGGTATTGTTTTTCTATTTAATCAAGTTAAAGCTAGTGACAACGAAATCTTTGTAGATCAGGTAGGTGTAACAGCTAACATAGATTTAGAACAGCTAGGTAGTGGTAACATTATTGGTGGACTGTTAGCCGCAGCAGGCTCAATGACAGCACTGGACCTTGATGGAACTTCGATGACACTGGATATAAATCAGATAGGTAATGCTAACAAGTTCTTAGGTGATATGTATGCTGATAGCTATACA